AGCATTAGTTAACCCTATACCTCTAATTGAGTCGGGTGTATCAATACCGAAACATGAGATTGGTAATCCTCTATCAGTTCCTGTATTCGATAACACAGGTGAGGCTAAGTTCAACCAACCTTTCCATATATAACGATAAAATTTGTTCGCTAAATCAGGTCGATCTAATCTTCTTGCTATTGTATCAGCTACTCTTCTGTAAGCTGTTTTTGGTGTTTCTCCAGGTAGTAAGTATCCGTTAGAAATAGTTGCTAACGAAACTTCATTCATCCATTCTGGATAATCTTTTCCTTTCTCCCAATTGGAAGTCTCTATAATAATGCTCATAACCTTTTATTTAAAATGCTGTAGACCAATCTAAGTGGCCTTTACTGTAATTTGTTACTCTACTTGCAAAGAAATCAGTATGTTGTTTTCCAGCAATTACCGCATCAAACCATTTCATAGTTTTTAATGCTCCTTTATCTATTTCACTAGCAGGTACAATAGGTTTTAAACCTAAATCTACCATTTTAGTATTAATTCTGTGTTTAATGAAATTCTTTAACTCATCTTTAGTTAGGTTCTCTAAGTCCCCCATTTCAAATACTTTATCTATAAAGTCAAACTCTAATTTCATACTCATTTGAGCAGCTTCCTCTATTTCACTAATTAACTTCTTAGTTTTAAATTTAGGTTGTTCTTCCATTAAAGTTCTAAATAACCAACATCCTGCTTCAGAGTGAAGACTTTCGTCTCTTACTGACCATTCTACTATCTGCCCTACTCCTTTAAGTTTATTTCTCATTTTGAATGATAATAAAACTGCAAATGAACTAAACAAGTTAACACCTTCTGTAAATGCAGAAAAAATTGCAAGTGACTTAGCTCTTTCATGCCAATTAGCTGATCCGTCGTCATTATCTCTAACGTCCATAAGTGCTTCTATCTTAGCCATAGTAGCTTCATCCTCCATAAATTCTGAGAAGTCATCTAAGCCTAATTGTTCGTTTAACAAAGAATAAGCTTCAGCATGAATAGTTTCAGAAGAGCCTAAGGTAGTGCCCATCATTATTACTTCTGGTTTTCTAAACCATTTTGTAACTAAAGTAGACCAGTAATCATTAACGATTGTTTCCGTTTGAGCAAATCCTTTCAATATTTGACCTACTACATTCTTTTCGTTATCTTTCATATTGGATTTCCAATCACTAACATCTTGTGCCATTGGAACTTCAGTATGTAACCAATGTGCTTGTTGTTGCTTTAACCAATAATCGTATGCTTTAGGGTATTCAAAGGGTTTGTAGACTACTCTTTCTTTTAGTAAACTCATATATCTTTATATATTTGGGTAGATGTTAGACAAAATAACCCGATTGATTTTATCTTTCGGGCCTTATATAAATATAATATATATTGCACTTTCTACCAACTATTTTTATATTTTTTTCAATAAACCTAGCACGGTATCTTTAGAGAACGTCTCCCCATGACTTTGTAGTTCTTCATCGGTAGCTTTCTCTAGAAATTCAATATGTCCATTGTTAGTATCCATTTTAATATTATATGTCATACCATCTTGACCGTATCTATTTTTCATAACGTGTATTCTCCCAGTACCGAGTACCTTATCCTCTTTCATTCTAGAAAGAGAGAAGCACATATCAGCAACCATCATTTTATCGTAACTACCAGCTGCTTTATCACCTTCTATAACAGAATCTCTTGCACCCATACGGTTAACCTGCGACGGTGTAAGTATTGGTACTTTCAATTCTTTAGCTAACCCTTTGGTTGCTATAAACACATCATCTATCTCATCTTTACGTTCTGAGAATTTACCTTTAGACGGTGCTTTTAAGTAATCAACATAGTCTATAATTATAAGGTCTGGTTTATGATCCATATCTGCACATTTTTGTACGTGTGCTTTAATAGTATTAACTGTAGCCTGTTTAGGAGCATACTCTTTTACAATTAACTTACCTTCTAATTCTTCAACATATTTTTGAACTTCTCCTCTATGTTTGTTTACTTCATCTATACTATGACCAGTAAAGTAACAGTCAAATCTTTTACCTACGTAGTCTTCTCCTAATTCAAGAGTATAAAAATTAACTTTATATCCTAAACTTACTGCATGTGCTGCTATTGCTACCATAGTCCATGACTTTCCTCCGCCGGGACTACCGAAAACTATACCTAAATCTCCAGGACCAAATCCTCCTTGTATGCCTTCGTTTAATGCAGGCCAAGGACTTGGTATAGTAGGCCTGTAATCTACTCTATAACGAGTTTCTACATCTTTATTATACTCATGACCAATATTTTTATCCATACCTGCCTTCATAGCAGTCTCAATAGTATTACGTATACCATCAAAATCATGTTGCTTAAGTAAGTCTGCCGAATTTAGTATAGCGTTTTTCATTTCCTGGTTCTTACAAAAAGTTGTAAACTCTTCTTGAACGAATGCTACATCATCAGAAGATGCTTCATACGAATTACGTAACTCTTCTTTTAACGCTACCTGTAATACTTCGTTTTCGACTTTTTGAAGCTCTACCTTAAGAACATCCATAGTAATGTTAGTATGGTATCTATCAAAATAATCACATATCTGTTTTACAATCCATTTATGTGAATCTGCATCAAAATAGTGATCATGTAATACGTCCCTAACGTTAAGTAAAAATGATTTATCTGTAAGTAGCGATCCTAAGACCTTTAATTGGAACCCTTTCCCGTACTGTTGTAAACTCTTTAGTGTCATTTAAAACCTTTAGATTAATATAACTATTTTTTATCTAACAACCAACTAGATGATTGTATTTTATCTCCTAATCCATCAATTAACTCTATTCCATATTGATTGCATATATTTGCTTCTGGTATAGTGTCATTATTTTGATCTCCTCCGTTAGCAAAAGCTAATTTATAAGTCTCATGAAATTTATTAAACATACATTTAATCGTTTCTATTTGAGTACTATCCTTATCTATTGAAATCCAAGCCATATCAACAACACTCAATGACCTAATTATTCGAACTCTTTCTTGTTCATCTTGAAAGAACTTAGAACCTTTCATTTCTCTCTGTTTATCGTTATTAACGATTACTATAAGAGCGTCTCCTACCTCTTTAGCTTTTTCAAATAAATCTAAATGTCCTTTATGTAGTGGATTAAAGTATCCGCTAACTATTATTGCTTTTTTCATAACTATTTGCGATTAATTTTTTAAACTTTGTTGTACTCCATCCATGATCCCTACTAAGGTAGTGAATAGGTATTTTTAAATCATCCCCAGTAAAAGGTTTACCTTTATAATCATCACCTAAAAACCTAATATTAAACTCTCCTACTTTAAGTAAATCATATAATTGTTCTTCATATGTGTATCTGATAACATCATCAACATATCTCAAAGACATAAGCATATCTTTTCTCTCGTCTGGTGAAAGTATAGGTTTAAGTTTATGGGGTCTTTCAATACTTGGATCTGTATGTAAAAGTACTATAAGGCAATCACAGTTTTCAGCACATTCCTTAAACATAGCAATATACCCTGGGTGTATTACATCAAAATTACCTGCTATTATCCCCTTTTTCATTTTACTGTTGTTAGTCCTCGAAAGTTTTCTAACCAACCTTCTGTATTTTTAGTAACTCCCTCAATTTTATCTTGATCTAAATGATGTAGAAACGCACCTGTCTGTAAATCCGGTACTGGTGTCTTTAATATTTCTTCTACATACTCTACTTCTTTATCGTCTAATGCAGTATTATGTAGATCCATTAACTTAAAATTAGTTTCTACTCTATCCCAGTTATGAATAATTTTAGGAAAGATTTTCTTTTCTTCTAGTTTTTCTTCTGCTACTTTATAAACATAATCTAGATCAGTCTTTTCAGTAAGTAGTTTAGGAAACTGTGATACGATAGTTTTAATTCCTAATCCTTTTACTCCTTGTAAGTTATCTGAGTTATCTCCTAATAGTGCTTTTACTATATTATAATTTGTAGGTAATACCTTAAGTTCTTCAAATATATTATCTTTTGTAAAAGTTTTCTTCTTAACAGGAGCATAAACTTCAATATTACTATTTACTAACTGTAAAAAGTCCTTATCTGAAGATACTATGGTTACTTTTTTACCTGCTGATGAAGCTCTTAAAGCTAGATAAGCCATTATATCATCAGCTTCTAATTTTTCTAGTACCATTTGATGTAAAGGTAAACATTCTAGATAATCTTGAGTTCTAAATAACTGTCCTATTAAAGCTTCTGTCTCTTCTTCTTTAGTATCGTATAGTCCCCAATGAGTAATACGTGAGGTTGCTCTTTGAGCCTTATAATTAGGGTCAATATTCTTTCTATTTCCGGAACCTCCTTTACCGTCCCATACTACTACTACTCTAGTAGGATCAAAAATTCTAGTAACATACCCTAAAGAACGAAGAAACCCTATCAGGCCACCAACATGGGCACCTGACGGGTTCATCGCTTTGAGCAGCGAGAACGACCTGATTAAGGTGTTCATCGCATCAATGACCAAGATGTGGTCATTCAACGCTCGGGGTGGGGTCTGCTTTAAATTCTTTAATATCTTATCGTAAGCCACTAATCAAGTAAATTTGGTGCTATTACATCTTCTTCTAAGTCTCCTTCTTCAATTAAATCAAAGTCTACAGTACCTACTAATTTTAGCCAATGTTCTTTATGATCGTCTCTATATTTATCAATAGCTTTTTTATCGTCTTCGATAAATCCATGTGAAGTCATTACTACTCTACCTCTAGATTGTACTCCACCTATATGGTTCTTTTCAATTTGTACGTTTGTTCTCTTTGCAAACTCTACTTGTAAACCGTCTTTAATAGCTTTAATCTTAGATGTACCTGGATTAGTAATATTACCAAAGGTAACGACTAGTGTAGCATCATACCACATAGACATCCCACCTTTATTCTGTAATTTAGGTTGTCCCATTGGATGCTCAGGTTTCATTGTCCATACTTTATTAATAGCTACCATAGTATTAGTATAGGGTGAATTTTCTTTTCTAGATAATAAGATCTTTTGGTTGAGGTTATTACCAAATTGAGTAGACATAGCACCAGCATTCCATTCATTATTATTCTTATTAGAACGTACTGATAATTCACAAGGTACTGAACCTATACTATCCCAAAAGAAGCACATATCATAAGGTAAATTACCTTTAGCTTGTTCATCCATAAGATCGGCCATATATACTGCTACATCCTCTATTGTATTTAATTGACCTCTATCAGCATATAGAAAATGACCTTCATAATCAACTACTGTACCGTTTTTATCTTTAACTTCTTCAAACTGTAATCCCATTTCTTTAGCATGATCCCAAGACCATTTCATCTCGGTAACAATAAAGACAGGAAGTACACCTAACTTTTGAGCATTTACTGCTGCTTCAATTAATGCAGTAGTCTTACCTGTATCACTATGTCCTCTTAGTAGAGTAATATGTCCAGTTGGTATACCGGGTAATGATGTAATATCTTGAAAGGCTTGAGATAATGGTATCCATCCTTGTTCTTTAAATTTTACTGATGCGTTTGAATATCCTTTTTTCGATTTAAAGTTGGATAGATTAAAGGACTTACGGACTGCAGCTGTCGCTCTTGCTTTAGTTTCTTCTTTTTTAGCCATTATATAAGTGATTTGTTTGACATTAACATTTTAAATTTTTGCGGACCACCTAAATGTTCGTAAACATCTGGAGTATTAACGCTTCTTATACTAAGATACGAATAATTTCCTTCATATAAAAGCATTCCCAGTAAATATTGTCCAAGAAGTATAGAAAAAGACAAAAAAGTATTATCAAATTTATTCAAAATATCTTTTCTATAGTAACTATACTGCTCAATATAATCTGTAAGTAGCTTTTTATTGTTAATTTTTAGGAATCCTATGTTCGGTACAAAGGGTAATTTTTTTACTGATTTAATTTTATCATATAGTAACATTCCTTCTACAGCTCTTATGTCTTCTTCGTACCAGTACTTCCTAGGTGAATCTTTATAGTCAAATATTAAATCTGTATTTGAATCAACCATAGGTTTTTTAAACATAAGTATATCAGGGTCTACTAACATCTCATTAAATTTTAAATCTTTGAGTAGACTTAGTTTAAAGTCATCTAAAAATTTAAAATCACTAGAATCAATCATAGTAATATCATTAGATAGATTTTTAAGGTCCTTATAGGTACTATCATCTGTAACTAATCTATAGTTACTATGTTTACTAACTAATTTAATTGATTGTTTGAGAAGGGTAAGACTAATTGCATACTGCTCTTCGTTAACCGCTAAGTTTTTTGAAAAGCAGTATACATATGTAATCTTACTCATTGAATAAGTCGTCGAACTTACTTACTGTATCTTTATTACCAGCAGTTGCTGTTTCTAAAGTAAAGTCTGTCTTCGCCGGTGTAGCAGGTGCAGCTTTAGTTTCAGCTCCTGCCGCTGGTGCAGCTTCTTCTGCTGATCCAGGGTTAAGATAATTCTGTAATTGCTTCTTAATAAAGTCATAATCGTATTGATTATGTACTTCTACTGGATTAGGTTGAGTTTTTAACCAAGTATCTACTGAATCGTTATTTTCTGATAGAGCAGTTTGCTTAGGTTTAATTCTTACAGTAGTTTCAGGATAAGGATTACCTTCTCTCTGCTCTACTACTAAATCCCATCCGTTTATTACGTCAGTAAAATCACCTACGTCTTCATCTTCTGCTAAAGCAAGTAATGCTTTATAAATAGTAATACCAAATCCCCATAATCTAACTCCTTTTTCTTCTTCTCCTCTTACTACAACAGGAGCAAAGATTCTAGTTTTAGGTGATATCTTACCAGCTAATGACCAATTATCTTTATCAGAAGTTTTCTTAAGTTCTTTTACAAACTCTTCTATCGGGTCTTGTTTACCGAAGTTAGAAAGAGCCACCATAGGATATTTTCCAATACCGTAGTGAAACTTTAACTCCTTAAAAGGAAAAGTAGGGTCGTACATAGAAGGTACAATCCTAAGAGTTTGTTTTCCTAATTGTGGTTTCCAAAAAATTGTTGAATAGTCAGTCTTTTCTCTCTGCTGACCGTTGTTGTTTAAGGCATCTAGCTTAGCCTTTATCGCATTTAAATCCATATAACTTATTTTAAATATAACGTTTATTAACTAATATAAGAACTTATTTTCAGTTCTCCAACTCTATAATCTTAAAAAGTTTAGTATTTACCCTTTTAAGTTCTGGTCCTTTAGTTAGTAGGACACAGTTTCTATAATCAGACCAGTTAACACGGTAACTAGTATCTAATTCCCCTCCGTTTAATTCTTTAATTAGAGTATTTAAAGCATTAATAGTGTAGAGAGTATTTGAATCTTTCTTTCTATGAACTAATATAGTGTTATCAATGAATGTTCCTATATTACCAAAATCTACATTATACGTACAAATGTACTCATCTTGAGACTTTGCGTATAATACGAAAATTTTATTGTAAATTATCTTGTACCTCTCTTGAATCTCTTGAAGAACTGACTCTAAAGTTTCTTCAGTAGCAAAAGTACAGAAAAGTTTGTTGCTCATGTCGTCGTATAAATCTAACGGATCAATATCATAATCGAATTCCGTAATAACTGCGTTTTCTATCATTTATAAATATCTTTTTGTTCTATAAACTGAGGCTTTTAGAATATTTAAATTTAATCGGGTACTTACCCCCTGATTCTAATATCTCCTGTAGTTCTTCTAGTGTTTTTTTGCCATCTTCCTTATTAAAGTCAAATAGTAATGCATCGTATGTATACAGAACAAGCTTTGTCTTTTTATTTTTCAAGTACCTTAGTACATCTTTTAATATAAGAATATTTCTTGAAGTCTCTAACGATTGCATGATATAATTCATTAATTTCTGTGGATTCATATCTTTTAGCTTATTCGTAAAAGGTTTTCCACTAATTGGCGCCAAGACTTCTCCGTCATTTTGGTATCGTTTCCATAAGTCTTTGATATAATCATCAATTTTTGTAAAGATTGGTAGGAAAGCATATTTTTCTGGTATCTTTCCATAAATTGCGTGAAAGTTAATCTGTTTTGCTTGGTCATATTCATCTTCTGTGATTTCTTCTTTATTAAAGTACTGTTTTGCTAATTGAGTATGAGCGGATTCGCTTGATAATGGATAGCCAATTTGCTCACAAAGTAACCGAAGGTGGTAACCATCGAAATCCAACTCAACAAAATAATCACCGGTTGGATGGAAGCATTTCCTGTGTTGTTCGCTCTTAGGAATAGCAGCGAAATTAACGCTATTAAAAGCATTAGTAGGTCTAGATGTGACATTGTATAAATTGTATGAAGTTAGTACTTTATTATTAAAAATATTATAGAGAGGGTTACGAGGTTTAAACATTTCTTTAAATTCTTCATAGAAAATACTTAATCCAGCATGTTCTAATAAGAAAAATACATTAGTAGCAGTCTTATTATAAAAATCAAACCCATTAGGTATATCATAATCGATTACTTTCTCAACTGAGTCATAAGCTTTTTCACTACTTTCATATAGTTTAGATAAAGGTATTAATCTATTTACTTCTTTAAACTTATTAAATTTATTATAAAAATAATTTAAAGTATTGTTTTCTCTAGAATATTCTAATCTATCATATTCAGTCATTGAATACAACAACGATAGATCTATTGCTTCCTGTAAATTAAAGTGATATAAAAGGTTTTTCTTATCTATGGTATACAACTTACTAGCAGAAGAAAGAATACTATAGACACGTTCTTTTGATACATTAATACCTTCTTCATGGTCTATAGGCACTATAAAGCCATGCTTTGAATGTATTGGTCTAATGTATACTGCTGCTGTTGAAGTAAGTTTAGGGTGATATAGATCGTTAGACGAAATAACGTCAACGTATAACCCTAATTTTGATAACCGTTGTAAGTTCTCTAACTTACTTTCTTGTTCAACTATATAAAACACTAATACAACCTTTTATAT